TATAGCGCTACCCATCCTTTTGCGCTATACGTAATCTTTGCTGTCTATTGCATAATTGACCTAATCATATATATATATCAAATATATGATCTTGTGTTCCTTTTCAAACCATCTAATAGACAATTACGATTTTTGTTTCTGTGACATAATCGGCTCTAATCTTTTGATCTTGAGTTTCCATCATACAGATTTCCCATCTTTTATTAACATCTTCTTTTCCAACCCCTTCTTCTTTTTAAAAATGTTTTTGAATTTTGTACTCTTTGATCTCCAACTGGATAACTTTGATTTTTGATTGCTTTTCTTCTTCGCAAATGTCCTATGTTGTAAACTATAATGTTATACATCCTGATATTTAGCCGATAATGTCATGATCCGAGATGTAATAATCTCACCCCCGTGGTCCCCAAATGCGGACGTCAGTTTTGTCTCGAACCCTTGCTTTACTAATATGACTAATACACATGGAATTTTTAAAACTAAAATGGAATCCCAAATGAATTTTAAAAATGTAGTAGAATTTGATACAGCCCATAGCGGTTATTTTATTGTAAAAAATGAAACTAATTCTACTTGTTCTGAACCTTGCTTTCTTAAAGACTCTCCACTCGGCAAAATTACTTTTTCTAAAATGGCTTCTAATTTTATTTCTAAAAATGTTTCAACAATTCAAACAGCCCATTGCGGTAATACTAGTGTAAAAACTAGTTGTATTGTTGATCGATATTCTTGTTACCAAAAATGTACGAACTCCCGTCTTGCTCGAAATTCTTATGATCTTTCTATGGATTCTGTTCCTAGTGAACGGACTCCTCTAGTTGTTTCTCCGGCTGGCTATTCTATAGGTCCTCTTCTTCTCAAGTATCCAAAACTTGAAAAGACTGCTATCTATGGGAGGCCTCTTTCTTTCAATAATACTAATCCCCGCGTTAATTTTGATACTACTAAGAAATATATACAAATAAATCGTCGTCAATTCATTCCAAATTTTTCTAGATATTCTATACATTCAAATTTTTTAAAAAATAAGTATAAAAAGACTTGTAATTCTAAAGGACGTTTACAAGGAGATTTTATTAAACAGCCATCCTTGCCTCTCCCGCCTTGTAAAGATCCAATTCCAAAAATTCCCAAACGCCCAGAACTCACTTTAGATGAATTTCTTTATTCAGATCTCAATCCTAATGCTATTGAATTTGTTCCCATGTCTTTTATTCAAGATTATGGTGAAGAATTTAATTTTTATAATGATTGTGATTTTGTAGAGAAAATTCCAGAAAAAGCAAAATTTTTTACAACTACAGCTTTGGCTCAATTTTTATATGAACCTCCTTTCCCTTCTATTAGTGATCGTCTTCCCCTTCCTCAAGAAGATCATGCTGTGGCTCAAATGCTGTCTGATGATTTTGATGTTCCTTCTAGTGATGAAATTTCTGATGCTACCATAATTTCTGTTATGGTAGAATCAGAAAATCATCAATGGGACAATAAAGATTATATTGTAGCTAAAGATGGTCGAACAATGTCTTCATATTTTGATTTGCTTAAGAATAAACAACACTCCCCAAATGAAACGATTGGTATGGATCCAGTAATGGATGAATATCAATCTTTTTATAATCATTATCATAGAAATCACCTTCATTATGGCTGTTTGATTATTAGTAAAGGAAAAGATCCTGCCCGCAATCTAATTAGGTGGTGTGGCAAATCTAAGAAAGTTTATATAATTTTAGGTGAAATGACTAGTGTGTCTCTTGGTTTTACTTTTGTTAGATATTTTGGTTTAGATATGTTTAGTACAGAATTTTTAATTAATATGGATAATTATAGTTTTGAAGATTTACATTTTGAATTTGATGTTTTATTGCGTGTTTTGTTTTATGCCCCAATTTTTTCTCTCCAAGATTTGAGAGATAGACTTAAAATTTCAAAAAATTTTTATTTATATTCATCTTTAATGTTTCAAGATCTTATGATTTATGCTTATGGCATGACTCGTGATGATCAAACTCATTATATGAATGTGACTCGAGGTGTTTCAGGCGTAGCTCAGATGCACCGAAATGATAATTTTACTTCCCCACTCCAACCTCTTTTTTTTAAATATGGACATATCGTTTTTTATACTTATGTAGATTATAAGTTAAAAATGCGACCTCCTGCTTATGATGATATAAAACCCGTATTTGAGGTTTTAGAAGATCATGGCCAGGAGATAGATGAAAAACGATTTTTAGAAATAACAAAAACTGGTATATATACTTTTTTAGCAACTAACACCCCCACCATTGTTTTAGAAACCCGCTTACCTTCAAAATCTTTTTTTGAAAAAGTTTCACAGATTCCGTCAACTTTTGCGTCTGCAGCGCGCCAAGTTACTTCAGCTGCCGAATCAGTGAAAGAATTTTCTCATAAGCTTTCAGAATATATACCTAGTGAACATCCTGTTCCTAGTTATATAAATGCTATAGTTCAATCATCTTCAGTTTATTATTTTTCAAAACATATTTTACATAATCCTTTTATTCCAACATACTGGCAAATTTTTCATGGACTTAAAACAGTCTTAGATGTCAGTATTGCTTTTTTTCAAGTTAAAGAAGATATTATAGATATCTCCGGTTTTATTACTAATTTTGTTTCTAATTTGTTTGATTCTAAAGCCCAAGCATTGCCTTTTGATGCAACAAAATGGATTGGTTTAGTTTATTCTTTTTTTTCTGCTTCTGCTCCAAAACATTCACTTTTAGATCATATGCATTTGTTTTTTCAAAGATATTGCACGTTTTCGACTTTTTTTTCAAAGTGTGATATTTCTTTTTCAAGTATTTTTGAGTATTTTTCAGGTATCGTTGAATTTGTATCCCGTTTTTTTAATGTACCAAGTCTTTTGACTTGGTATGATAAGGTGTCAGGCAAAAAAACTTTCAGTTTTTATTAAAAGCATCCCACTTGTTATAGATATTAGTGATGATATTATTGGTACTGATGAAGAAATCGATAGACATATCACTAATCTTTATAATGATTCTAAGGAAATTGAAAATTTGATGTTAGAAAAAGAATGGCCTCGCGATAAAGTTTTTTTAAAGGAATATATTAGAGTGATAAAGAAGAAATATGAAATTCTACAAAGTCGTCAGACTAACGTAGATGGACGTGTTACTCCTTTTTGTATTTGCATAGCTGGTCCTTCACAGATCGGCAAATCGCAAGTCATGCAAGATATTTCTAATAAGATACTAAGTCATGTTCCCGCCCAAATAAGAACTTATACCAGAAGTGCTACAGAGCACTTTGATGGATATAATGGTCATCAATGTATTTTGATTGATGATTGGGCCTCTTCTCCAGATGAAGCTTACACTGATATTCTTCAGTGGGTTTCTTGCGTGCGTACTCCTCTCCCTATGGCATCAGTTGATGATGCTATGGTTGGAAAGAAAGGTGCATGTTTTGAAGCAAAACTTCTCATCCTCTCTACAAATACCCCCTATCCTTCGCTTTCAGTACAATCTTTTACTCCCGAAGCTATTTATAATAGACGTCACATTCTTGCAAAAGCTGAAATGGTTGGTAGTTACAAAGCTGACTATTCTCATTTAGTTATGAGAATAGCCCATCCTAGTACTCCTTCTGTTCCTGCTTCCGAACCTATGTCTTATTCTGATTTCCTTGATTACTGTGCTAAAAAGTACAGTGAACATATGGAAACTCAGGATAGATTAATGGATATTCGCAAGACCCGACGTTTATTATTTGAAGCTGCTGGTCATGCTAAGGCCCAAGGCAAGAGTGATTATATAACTGATTCAGTTACTGAAACGTTATTAAACACTTCTGCCACAGCCTTGGCTATTGGCACAGGAGCAACTTTTGCTCTTTATGGATTTAGACCTGCTACAGCTGTAATGGGTTCACTTTCTCTTTTCCTTGCTATTCTTCGAGGCGCTTTCGTTTCAAATGTAGATGAACGTAGAGTAGAAAATATTCAACGTCTTCTAAAGGAGTATGGTTACAACTCGATCATTCGATCGAAAGTTGAAGCCGTGCTTAGTGAAGCCTCCATTTCCGAAAAAGCAGTTAGTGAATCTATTATCCCACTTGATAAAATAGAAACCCTTTTTTCTTTTGTTGCTGGTGGTGCAAAATCTTTTGCATCACAATCTTGTTTTCAGTTTTCAAAATTTGTTTTTAATTGTAATTATATACCCCTTAAAGTTTTTTGGAATTATTTTGCAGCGCGTGTTGGATACACGCAAATACCTGATTTAGAAATTAAAAAACATCCACTTTCAATAGTTTTAGAATCTCTCCATGCGACCCCTTCAGTTTATCAAATATGGAGTTGTCTTGATACAGTAAAACAATTGTGTCCTGACTTCCATGATCCTCTTCTTCTCCACTTCCGCAAAACCTTTAGGAATTTTGATGCTACTTTTGAAAGTTCTTCAGAAGCTTATGTTCAACGTGACAACAAGATTAAACCTCATGTTGTCCGTCAAGCAGAAGCTGATTTAGAATTTTCTTCAGAAGCATATGTTCTTAGAGATTCAAAAGTTAAGCCTCATTTAATTAAGGCTGAAGCTACAAATGACTCGAATGCTGATAGTTTACTTGATGTAATAATGCCTTCATTGTGCAAAGTTACCGCTCGTGTAGATGATCATGTTACTGGAACCTTGAACGGACTTATGATAGGTGGTACTCTTCTTTTAGTACCTTATCATATTTTAGTAAATGCCCCAACACAATTTTGGTCAAAAGCCGAAATTTCTTTGTCTTTTGGATTTGAACTTTCTAATAGCCCCCAGAAAAAGTTTAGTTTTAAGATTGTCCGTGAGGATATTCGAAAAACTGATATGGACTGGTGTGTTATTAACCTTGGCAGAACGTGTCCGCAATTTAAACGATTGCTTCCACATTTTGTACGAACTTCCGACCTCTCTTTGATTTCACAAACGGAATGCGTTTTGGTAACAAAACGTGAGTATCCGCATCACTTGAATACAAATGTATCCCTTCAAACTTATCCTGTGTCTTATGATGCAGGTAAGGAAAAGGTTTACATTACTAAAAGTCTTGTTTATAAGGCTCAAACGCGCGATGGAGACTGTGGTGGTCCCCTAGTAGCGTTTGATACTAATTTACAAGGAAAAATTTTAGGTATTCATGTGTGTGCGTTTGTTGCAACTAATAAAGCTCACTCCACTATAATTACTTTTGAGCAATTGGACACTGTCATTTCATCATTTCCTGCTGAGGCACAATTAAATATGCCTCAGTTCGATTTGATAAGTGACAATGTTCCTTTTGTTTCCCATCAATTTGATTATATTGGAAAAGTTGCAAATCCTGTTTTTTCTCCCACAACAACTACACTTCAACCGTCTCTTATTGCTTCTCATTTTCCCGTAGAAAAATTTCCTGCCCCTCTTCATAAAAATGATAATCGCATTAAGTGGCCAGGAGAACCTGAACATCTCATTATAAAGTCTCTTCGTCGTTATGATGGCCCTAGTGTAATGATGGACTTGGATCTTGCTTCTGGAGTAGTATCTCATACTATTAAAGATTACAAGATTCTTGATTCTAATTATACTAGACGCCTTTTAAACGATGATGAAATGGTTAATGGTTTCGATTGTCTTAATCGAATAAATGTTCATTCTTCTCCCGGTTACCCTTACACTCTCTCAACTCACAAAGAACTTAGTGCTCCTGGAAAAATGTCATATATATCTTTTGATGGTAATAAATGGTTTATATCTAGTAATAGATTAAAACGTGATATCCTCATAAGAGAAAATATGGCAAAACTAGGAGCTAGAGTTCCTTCACTTTGGACTGCTCAGCTTAAAGACGAGCTTATATCCCCAAAAAAGATTTTGGCTGGTGATACACGTTTGTTTTTAAACCCCCCCGTAGATTTTACTCTTTTAGCTCGTAAATACTTTGGCACTTTTTCATCTTGGTTTATCAAAAATGGGATGCTTTTAGGAAATGCCGTTGGTATGAATCCTGAAAGTGTTGCATGGACTGAGCTTTATGATCATCTTCGCTATATTGGTAATTGGGCCGTTGAGAAGGACTATACTTTTTTTGATGGTTCTCTTATAGCTCAATTAATCTTTATGGTTCTTGATGTTATAAATGCTTGGTATGATGATGGTGAAGAAAATGCTAGAGTACGTTTAGTTTTATTTCATGAAATAGTTTTTACTTATATTATTTTTTCAAGTTATATAGTGATGAAATTTAAGGGAAATCCTTCAGGAAATCCCTTAACTTCCATCATGAATTGTATTGTTTCAATTTTTTTATTTAAACTTTATTATTTGTTTTGTGTGCCAATTAATTTTAGAGATCTTGATTTACAAAAGAAATATACTAGATGTTTCGTCATGGGTGACGATAGTTTAGATAGTATTTCTGATGAAATTCGAGAATTCTATACTGTGGATAAGATAAAAGCATTTGCCGAGTCCTTAACTATGACTGTTACATCTTCAACAAAGAATGATACAGACATGTTTCGAGAACTCGACGATTGCTCTTTTCTTAAACGCAAATTTCGAAAAGTTGGCAAGTATACTCTCCCCCTATTGGATATGAAATCGATTCATTCAATGCTTGTCTGGACTACTAAATCAAAGTTTATGAATAACTTAACTAGTACCCAGGTGAATGTTGAAACTGCTCTTCGATATTTATACTTTTACGGGAAGAGTGTATTTGACACTTTTCGAGATAAATTGGCCTATATATCCGCTTCTGAAAATATCCCTTTAACTCTTCCTTCATATGAATATTTTGATAGATGTTTTTTTACTTTTGGTTATATAGACACCGTCCTAGGTAATGACGTAAAACCTACCTACCTTTCAGCAAAAATGGAAAATTCTACAACTAACGCTTCCCCCGAAGCAGCTACTGTAACAAGTGGCGAAATTAGCAATGTACAAACCGACTCTTTGACCTCTCCTGAACCGATTAAAACCGTTTTCTTGACTCAACCGATCGACCTGAACACTCTGAAGTGTCTTTTCAAAAAGGATTTATCTTTGATGAACAGACAGAGATGACTGGCGTTAGGCATTCTTCAATGACTAGCGCCCCCGCTGCCTCCGAAACTCCCTGGAACATGAAGAACTTTTTTTGAAGTTCCAATTCGAGTAAAATCTGGATTATGGACAACTGCTCAAACAGCTAATACTGTTTTAGCTTCAATTGAAGTACCCACTTTTTGGTCTAATTTTGATCGATGGTTTAATGTAATTAATCGTTACACGTACTATCGTTTCCGCGCAAGATTTCGTGTTGAATTGAATGGAACAGCATTTCATGCTGGAAAACTCATATTTTACACTAATCCTTACAATACAACAAATCCTATTACTCGTTTTGCTCCAACTTCAACTCAAGCAATTCAAATGGAACATGTATCATTATATCCTGCTTATAATACAATTGCTGAGCTAGAAACTCAGTGGTTGTCTACATCAGAATATAATACTACAGTTGGTTCCCCCAGCACTGGTTTTGATTATGATAGCTTTTCTTCAGTTAATTTAGTCGTTTTTAACCCTCTCGCAACTGGTACTGGTAGCTCGACAAGTATTGGATATACTATCTATGCCAGTTTGCATGATGTTGAGTTGTATCTCCCTAAGCCTTTATCCGGCAGTGCTCAAGCTCTTTTTAGTTCTACTACTATAAATAATACTATAGTAAATAGTCCTGAGAGCACTGCTCCTATAAATACTACGGGAGACGCATACGACATTAATGCAAACTTGCATGGTTTAGATAATCCCGCTAATATGCAAGAACCTACGGCTATGGTTAGAACAACAATCTCTAACCCATGGTCGTCAGTTGGTTCGCCGCATTATAAGCGACTTTCGATGTACCCAAAATCTCAATGTGTTACATCTCGTTACAATTTTGAAAAAGATTGGGATGAGATGTCTTTTGATAATCTAAAACGCATTTGGGGATTTTCTAGTACTGTATCCATTCCTACGTCTTCAACTTTTGGTACTGTTTTGTCTACAACTCTCATTACTCCATCACGAACTCTTGGTAATGGTGAAGTAACTCCAATACAGTGGCTTGCGTCTAATTTTTCACACTGGAGAGGTGATCTTGAATTTTGTGTAGAAATTGTTTCTACGCAGTATCATACAGGAAAAATCTTTCTAGGAGTAAATTATACACAGACTGCTGTACCGAATTTTTCAACAACCGGTATCGACCCTACGACATACTATGGAAAAGTTATTGAGATCAATAAGGCTAAAAATTGTTTTAATTTCACCGTCCCCTTTCAATTTGGTTCATCTTGGGCTCCAACCCACATATTTAGTACTGCTAGCTATGGTGGCTCTGTACCTGTACAAGCCGCAACTCCGCCTGGTTATTTTTTACCATTCGGATCCATAGGATCAGTATTTTTATGTGTTTTGAACCCCCTGGTTGTACCAAATGGAGTTGCCAATAGTGTTAATGCAAATATTTATATTCGTGGTGCATCTAATCTTGAATTTCATACTCCTAGTTTATCTGGACAGCTATGGTTTCAAAGTTTTAATGGAAATGCACAATCTGATAACATTGGCAATCGACCTTCTGACGTTGATTCTAAAACAGTAAGCCCTTTGACCGAACGTATTCGATCTGTAAGAGATTTGCTGCGCAGATCACATGTTTGTTATTCTGGTCCTTTATATCCATTGCCAGCTGGTGATGTATATACAGGAGCATTTAATACCAAGCAGATGCTCGGTGCGTCTTTTATCTTCAATTTGGATACGCTCGTTTTCTCTAAACCTTTCCAACGTTTTGTAGGACCCTATCGTGCGGTGCACGGTGATATCAGGATTAAAGTAGTAGCTTCTTTCATGCCCAATTCAAATATGCCTCAAGTTGCGTATATCAAACATGTTACTCCCATGCCTGGTATGCATACTATTGGAGGTTCTCTTTTAATTTGCACTCATTTGGCGGATATTCAAGATTCGTGGACTTTAAACAACAATGGACTTGAATATTCTCCATCTGATTATGATGATTTGAATGTTGCTCAACAGACATTTTTCAAAATCACTGGAGGATCTTCAATAAATAATCCCGGAACTGTACCTATGGAAGTTTTAACTCTTGCTACTCCTGCAGCAGAGCTAGAAATTCCATACTACAGCAACTTAAAATTTCACGTACGATCTCCGACAAATGCTGGCATTCAGCATAATTCATATGGTTCATTAATAATTTACCAGCCTTGTTATCCTAGCACTACTAGCAATGCAGTAACTCTTCCCGCTTACATTACTGTATACGTTAGTGCTGGTGATACTTTCAGGGCTGGTCAATTTATTTGTATTCCAAATGCTACTACTGGTGCCGCACCTACTAATCCTGCTACCACCCCTGCTTCGAACAAGTATTGGGGTACTACAGCTCAAGGAACATAGGTCTTTTCTACTAGGTATCATAAATATTTTAGTATTCTAGACTTATTCTGGACCCACCCTGGGATGTCTTTCCTACAGGGTGGTTATTCACTTTTTATTCATATTTTATTAATACATATACTGCAA